TGGATTGTAAATGATAGACATAATTATTGGGAGCTGTTGTTATTTATTTGTTCAATAAGTCCAAGTATTGATGTGGACATATGTCTGTAGCCTGATCCGACATAGATCTGTCCAATGACTACAGCTATTGTCATTATACCCCAGAAGGTATAATACTTATTTGTTTTTCTTACCTTTCCCTTTGGCATTTTTCTTGGGTGGTCTTCCTTTTTTAGTTCCGTATGTTCCTGGTCCGTATGGCATTAGAATTGTAGGTTAGATCGTTCTAGTTTATCGTAAATATCCTGACGATAGGCAGGGTCTTTATCATATTGTGGATCACTCATGGCTCTAACTACCTCAGCTTGACTACGGAATACATCCCCAGTTGCTTTAGCAGCTTTACCTGTGAGCATTTGTCCATCAACACCTTTAGCATCGTTATATCTATAGGCTAAAGCTTGGACTGCGAAGTAAGATGCAAGAGGATTGTTCTGATCCATGACATTATCATACATCGTAATCTCTTGATCTGTGAGATTATCATTAGCCCATAACATCATCTGTGTATAAGATTCCTTACCACCTACGACGCCTTGCAGCTGATCGATGTGTTCAGGACTCATATCAGATGGAGCTTCTGGTCGCTCTGATCTATCCTTAAGATACATCTGTGCTATCTCACGGGAGTCCATGTTAGCAAGTTGCTTAAGAGTTTCCTCTTGGTACTCACCTTTGTTAGCTTCTTCCCAAAGAGTATTTAAAAAGGAGGTATCTATTTCGTTAGGTTTCTCCTCCTCCTTTTGTTCAGGAGCTTTCTCTTCAGTCTTCTCCTCTGGAGAGCCAAGCTTTTTTTGGAGTTCGATGTAACCTTTCTCAAGTTCCTCCGCGTCTTTAAATTTACCAGCAAGTAATTCATTTTGCTGTTCAGCTAGCTTCTCGCCAACTTCCAGAGCAGACTTCTCTTCTTCAGTTAGTTCACCTTCAGCCTGCTCATTCGAATCATAAGTTAGTGTCTGTGCTTCTGCCATTTACTGTTTCTACTTGTAAGTTTCCAAGGCCAACTGTCTTCACTACCTTAGTACCAGGTGCTTTGATAGTTGGTGAGCCAACCTTCATCCGAGGTGCATACTTCATTTTAGTAACCTCTTCTTTTTCTTCGAAGAGTTCCTTATCGTCTGCACTCAGGGGTGGTTGGACTTTCTTTGTGCGCTTAGCCCGCTGGGGCCGCGCCGGCTTCAATTTGTCCACCGAGTTCCTCCGCTAATTGTGGGTTTTTACTTGGGTCATTCATAGGTGCGCTAGCTAGTTGAGCATTAATCTTTTGCTCTTCTAAGTTAGCTTGTTGTTGCTGCATTGCTTGTTGTTCAGCTTGTACCTCTTGCATACCTCTTACAAGATTAAGAACATCAATACCTTGTGCTGCTGCTAATCGTTTAATGACCTCTTCAGGGTTAATGTATTGTCCTAAAGCTTCAGGTCCCATAGTTTGAGCAATGGTAGTTAAGAACATACCGAGTGCTTCTCTATCCTGTCCACGACCTAGAGCATTAACACCTGCAACAATGGTAGGTTTCACCATTGATTTAGGTAGCTTAGGTATACGTCCAGTCTTCTGGAATACAGAAAGCTTTCTATTTAAATATGGTACTAAGAACTCAACTGTAAGTAGACTGAATAGCCCACCCAACTGTTGTTCCAGTTCCATCTGTGTCATGCGGACTTCTTCCGCGGTAGTACGTTCGCTCTGTCTGATACTTAGAATCAAGAATGCTTCTGCTAATCTCTTTTCTAATTGTCCTACCATTTGATAAGCTGTGGCGAAGTCAGCAGTCTTACCGACTTGCACAACTCCTATATCATCGGGTCGTCCTTGGACGATGGCCCCGTTTCCTGCCTGAGCTAATGTCTGTGGTTTAGTTGTACTAGATGGAGAGACAACAAAAACAACCTTAGCTGCCGCTGCACTTCCTTCTACTAAAGCCTGAGACAATGCTTCTAAACTCTTCAAGTCACCAATGAATTCCTCTACTCTACCACGTCCGTAGGCTTCGCCATCCACAGTGTTGAACCTCAAGTGAATCCATGGGTTTGTATCCAGTGGTGCTTTACCTTGGGAAGTTGGTATGATTTTATCGAATACTTCTTGATGCCAGATGAAACGATTGCCGTCTCTTCTTATATGTGTAAAGACATCGCAATCATCTCTATCTTCATTTTCATCTAGACTTGGTGCTGGTGGCTGATAGTCTTCTATCACATCCGCCAACAATTTTTTTGCAATTTTTTCTTTGGTGACGATTTCAATTACATTACCGTTGCCATCTCTATCTATCACAAAACGGTTCAGCGGGTATAACTTTAACCCATCCTTACCCATAAAGATTAAAGCATTACCTGATACTACCAAATGCTTAAGCGCTTGGTGTATGGTAACACGATCATCAGAAGCTGCGATAGCTTCCATGATTGTACGTTCAATCTTTGCGAAGGATAAATCTAATTCGGACTTTGCTTCTGGGGGTATCTCTTCACCTAACTGTGAATCATCTAGCTGTAGTTTAAAGAAGCTAGTGTTCACTGGCATAAGAGCTAGCATGAGTTTTGACGCTAAGGTCACAACTCCTTTGGCTCCTACTGATTGCCATGGTGTTTTGAGGTCATGAGTACCACCTCTGAATTGCTCCTCATCTCGAATTAGATAGGGTAGTGTAAGTTTAGCCGCTACATCCGCTTGTGTTAGATACTCTGAACGGTATCCTACTAAAGCGTCATACCTTTTTCTTGCGGTCATTATACGTTAAGGGTTTTGATTTTCATTCCTCTGTTCGGCCTAGCTAAAGCAGCTGTGCCTGCGAGACCGGAGCCTCTGAATGGTGTACCTTGTGCAGCTTGTATACCCATTGCACTTGGGTTTCGTACACCTGTACTACCTGTATATTTAATCTTCAATGCATCTTTAGCAGCTTGTGCTACATCCTTTTGTAAACCAGTATACTTATCACCCATTGCATCGTAAGCACTCTGTAAAGTACCGTACTGCGAACTGAGATTCTGATAATCACCTTGAAGGTTTGATAGTTCACCACCCATATTAGAGATAGTCTGGCCTTGCGAAGCAATGGTAGCTCCTCGGGTGACATCTCTATACGAGCTGGTCAAACCAGAGTTGGCGTTGGGATTCTGAAGACCATGCTCCTGCCAGTGCTCCATGATGTCTTGATCTGACACACCTTGCTGACGCATGAAATTAATATCAGCATCACCTATATATCGATCCCTATTTTCTGCTGCTGTTCGTGTTGCTGTGTCACCATGTGTACCCCACATAGAGGTTGGACCTGTCTGTTCTAGGTCACGGTGAACACCAGCTGAACTGCTAGGTCGGTTGACTTCTGCTGTTCTAGATATACCTAAGTCTGAAGATAGAGCCTTTTCGATGTCAGCTATACTGTAATTTGCAGCTAAAGCAGCACTAACTGCTTTGTGACCAATCATAGTGGGATTGTGGCCAGTCACATTGCCTTCAGCATCTTTGATTTCTTTACCACTTGCTCCGCCAGGATTGGCGTCAAATATTTCCCAAATGTTTTGTGGCATAATTACTCTCCTGCTCCTCCAGGTTGAAATTGTTCTGTTGGAGCAGATCTAATGTTGCCCCAGCCTTGTAAACTTTCAGGTGCTTTAACCTGTGTTCTTTGTATGTCACCTAAAGATGGTAGACCTTTAGGTTTAGTAACTGTCATAGGTGTAAGCACTTTCTCAAAGTCTGCTTGTCCCCAAAGATCAGGTACATCTAGGTAAGTAGCTGTGTATGGTGTAGCTGTTTCAGGATCAAATTGATCTATATATTTATTATCCCAATCATCTCTTAGATTTTCATCACCATAGTCACTATATCCTGTATCATAATCTCGAAGAAATTCAACTTTATGTTGAGTATCTACAGTTTCATCTGATAACCAAGCTTCTAAACCACCTTCTTTGTCTCTCCAGCGTTGCTCGCTACCTTTATCCCATTCAATGTCACCAGTTGATAGATCTTTAGTAAATGATGCTTGATATGCGTTATCGTCCCAGTAATGAGCCCAATCAATATCACCTCTAGTTTGCCACTGATAGTGATCTTCAGATCCTACAGTCATATCACCTTGAAAGTTTGACCAGTCACGTACTAGATCAAGACCCCAGGTTACTTCAGCTTCACCTGTCTGAATGGCACCACCTGCATCACCGCCAGCTTTAATCCATTGCTCTTGGCTTAGCTCATAGTTTTTACCATCATCTGTTATAGTTTGACGGCCTTGAGTACCATAGAGTTCATCAATAAATATTGACTCATATATATTAGCTTGTTTTTTACCTAACGCTTCCATCGATGCAGACTGTCTATCAGTATGCATGTCAAGTCCAC